TCGACGAGCGGCCAGACCGTGAACGCGAGCGTGTCGGGCGGCGTCGGGCCCGCGGGCCCCGCCGGGGCCGCAGGGCCGGCAGGCCCGACCGGTCCGCAGGGGCCAGCCGGGGCGGCCGGGGCCACCGGCCCGACCGGGCCCACCGGGCCAGCCGGCACGACGACCTGGGCCGGCATCACGGACAAGCCGGCGACGTTCGCGCCGTCCGATCACGCCCACGGCAGCATCACGAACGACGGACTGATCGCCGGGAACACCGTTTCCGGGCGCTTCGTCACCACGAGCGACGGAGGGGAGCTCGTCACGACCAGCGCCTCTACGGGCCGGACGCTGCTCGGTCTCGGCGGCGCGGCGGTCCTGAACGTCGGCACCGCGGCCGGCACCGTGGCGGCCGGCGACGACGCGCGGCTCTCCGACGCGAGAACGCCGACGGCCCACACCCACACCAACCTCGGCACGGAGGATGCAAAGCAAGACTTCTACATCAACCTCGCCAACGGCCTGCCAAACATCGAAAACGGCGTGCCGACTGAGGTAAATCATCGCGCCGTGGCGTGGATTCAGAATAGAAGCCACTTCGGCGCGGGTCGGTTCAATCATTACGGCGAGTTCCCGGCACACGCCGGGCAATATAGCGCGACTTTCGGATGGGCCTGTCACGTCATCGACAACACAACTTCATCGGACGGCAATCAAGCGAAGGGCAGTTTCGCCGCCGGTTACGGCAACACTGTCGGCGCGTCGATGTCGTCGGCGCTCGGCCAATACAACCTCGTCCGAAACGTAGGGCACGCGATTGGCGCATACAACCAGGTCGGCGGATCGGGCGAACAGATTGTGGCGCACAACTGGACAAGCCCGACCGCAAGCCACTCTGTCGAGATCAGCGGAAACAGGTCATCGACGTATCCCGTAGGCACTGTGGTTGCGGTCCTTTTGGCGAGCGCCTCGAATGTGGACTCTTGGCAGCCAAACAAGGTTTCGGCGGTCTCCTACAACGCCGGAACGAACAGGACCGTCATTACGCTTGTCGCGCCGGCCGAGTTTCAAGCGGCCACGACTGATTTTCTGGAGCAGGCGAGCGGGCTCGGACAATCCAACGTCCTTACTCGCTCTCTGATCTGCACGCTAAACGGCGGCGGCGAGGGGATCGCGATCGGATGGCGAAACATCATCCCGACATCCCGCGGGTTCGCAATCGGTACCGATCACAACCTGGTGGGCCAACACGGATTCGCGCTCGGTCGCCAGGTCGTGACGAAGAACGCCTACCAGGGCGGCTTTGGAACCGGCTACCTGATGAACGGCTCGACGCGGCATATCGCGCAAATGAATATGTGGTGCCTGAAGCGGCGCACCACCGACGCCACGCCGGCGGTGATGACGATCGACGGACTGTCCACGGTGGCCTCGACCAACTCCATCATTTTAGAGGAGCGGTCGGTATATCGGATGCGATTTGAAATCGCCGGACGTGGGACTGGGGACATAGCCTACGGCGAAACAATCACGGCAACCGTCAAGCGAGACGGGTCTTCAAACCTGACGATTGTCGGGCAGGCGAGCTCTAACAAGCACACCGACAGCGGCCTTTCGACTGCATCTGCCACCCTAAAAGCAAACGGGACGCTCGACTCCGTAGAGCTGGAAGTGACCGGCGTCGCTGGGACCACGATCATCTGGCACGCATACGTTGAGGCGTCGCAAATCTCAAACGACTACACGGCAAACTCTTTGTGATGCCTGCCAAAAACAGGGAGGCGGCGACGCTCTGATGCCTGCCCGCGTCGAGCGATGGTCGCCGCCGCGAATGAAGCGGACCACCGTCACCAAGGAGACCGCCCACTACCGGACCGCCGACTGGCGGGCCCGACGCCTGCGGATCCTGCGGCGCGACGCGTTCGTCTGTCGTGCCTGTTCACGCGTGGCCTATGCCAAGGCCGCCCACGTCGACCACGTCGTTCCCCTCGAGGAGGGCGGGACGGACGACGACGCGAACCTTCAGGTCCTGTGCCACGCGTGCCACGGGAAGAAGACACGCGAGGAGCAGCGGCGGCGGGGGCGACTGTGATACACGTCGTGACGGGCCACGTCTGTTCGGGAAAGTCCACCTTCGTTCGCGAGAGGTCGAAGCCTGGCGACGTGATCATCGACCTCGACCGGATCGCCCTGGCCCTGACGACCGAGGACACGCCGCACCACGACTACCCGCAGCACATCGCGGGCGTGGCGATCGCGGCACGATACGCCGCGATGGACGAGGCGATCCGCAGGAGCCGGGCCGAAGGGGGCTTCGACGTGTGGTTGATCCAGGCCTACCCCGACTCTCGCGACTGGGCGATCTACCGACGCATTGGGGCCGTGACGTACCACATGGAGGCCGATGCACGGACACTACGGGAACGGGCCGCAGCGGGCCGACCAGAGCGTGTGCGGAGGCTGCTGGAACAGCGGCTCGCGGAGGGGGTGGGGTCGGCCGCCGGCCTGCCATTTTGTCCATGACCCCGCGTGCCCTCGACGCGGATTTCCGGACGCCTTTTCTCGAACCAGGAGTCGCCCATGGGCCGCCGCGGCCGCCACCCCGACCCCAACTCCGCCCGCAGCCGAGCAGCGGTCGCCCGTGCGGCCCAAATCGGAGCGATCGGCTCCGCTCCCCCGGCCCCCGGCTCCGCAGCCGCACCGCGCGCGGTGAAGGCCCCCGCGTCGGTCACCGCCAGGCCCGCGGCCGCCCGGTTCTGGAAGGCCCACGCGGCCGACCTCGAGGCCGACGGCCGCCTGACCGCGGACAGGGCCGAGACGTTCGGGCTCCTCGCCCACCTGTTCGCCGATGCCGAGCAGCTCGCCGAGCAGGTCGCCGCCGAGGGCTGGATCACCGCGACCGAGAAGGGCCAGGCCCCGTCGCCGGTCGCCCGGCTCCTGCGTGACTCGCGGCGGGATTACGTCATGCTCGCCCGGGAGTTCGGCCTGACGGCGGCCGCCGCCGGCCGGATCCCCCAGGACATCACGCATGCCGAAGCGCCCGTCCAAGACCGCGAAGCCGCGACCCTCGCGAAGCTCCGCGTCCGCGGCTGACCCGAAGCGGCGGCCCGAGTACGTCGCCGGCTACCAGTGGGATGCCGAGGCCGCCGAGGCCCCGGTCGAGTTCATCGAGACCCTCTGCCGTCACCCCGACGAACGAGGCGGCGACCCGCAGCGGATCGAGCTGATCGACTGGCAGAAGGAGCGGGTCCTTCGGCCCCTGTTCGGCTGGCGGCGTGCCGACGGCCGGCTCCGTTTCCGCCGGGCCGGGATCTTCGTCCCGAAGAAGAACCGCAAGAGCTCGCTGATGTCGCAGCTCGCCCAGTACATGGCGACGTGCCACGCCCCCGCCCAGGACGTGTTCCTCGCGGCGAACGACCGCCTGCAGGCGCGGACCATGTATCGAATGGTCCGCCAATCGGTCGAGGCATCGCCGACGCTGTCGAAGCTCCTCGAGGTGATCGACTCGCGGAGCATCATCCGGAACCGCGAAACCGGGAAGGAGATCCGCTGCCTGTCCTCCGACTCCTGGCGGAACGAAGGCCTGAACGGCTCCGTGATCCTGGACGAGATCCACTCGTTCCGCTCGCCCGACCTCGTCGACGCCCTGATCTACGCGACGCGCGGCACGGCGAACGGTCTCGTGATCTCGATCTCGACGGCGGGCTCCGATCGAAACGGGATCGGCTGGCGATGGTGGCAGGACTGCGAGCTCGTGATCGCGGACCCGAAGGTGAACCCGACGTTCTACGGTCTGATCTACGCCGCGGCCGAGACCGACGACTACTCGTCGCCGGAGGTCTGGCGAAAGGCGAACCCTTCGATGGGGGTCGCGTTCCCCGAGGACGAGTTCGCGGCCGACTACCAGGACGCGAAGACCGACCCGCGGAAGATGTCGAAGTTCCTCCGCTACTCGCTGAACGTGTGGCAGGCGGCCGACGCCCGATGGTTCCAGGGCGACGACTGGGCGAAGTGCGGCTCGGGCCCGCTCGCCCCGCTCGAGGGCCGGCCGTGCTGGGTCGGCGTCGACCTGGCGAGCAACCTCGACATGACCGCGGCCGCGTTCGTGTTCAAGGAGGCCGACGGCTCCTATTCCGTCGTCTGGCGGTACTGGGTCCCGAGCGAGACCGTGGCCGACCGCGTCCGGGAAGGTATCCCGTATGACGCGTGGATCCGCGACGGATGGGTGACCGTGACCGACGGTCACCGGCTCGATCACGAAGCCGTGGCCCGGGACATCATCGCGTTCGGCGAGGCCCACGAGATCAAGGCCGTCGGCTGCGACCCCTGGCAGGCCGGGGCCCTGGAGACTCTCCTCCAGCGCGAGGGAATCACGACGAAGGACATCCCGCAGCGGACCGCCTACCTGAACTCCTCGTGCAAGCTCCTCGAGGCCCTGGTCGTCGAGGGCCGGCTTCGGCACGGGGCGAACCCGGTCGCGACGTGGAACGCGAACCATGTCTGCGTCTACACGGATCCCACGGGGATGATCAAACCCGACAAGGCGAAGTCCAACGAGAAGATCGACGGCATCGCGGCGCTCGTGAACGCGCTCGCTCTCGCGTCCACCGACGAGGACACCGGCGAGGCCGCGAACCTCGACGACTGGAAGATCCGACTCCTGTAGCCGAGATTCTGCCCGGGCCCGCCGGGGGAAACTGGCGGGCATGCCCAGCCCCAGAAAACGCCCGGCCACCCCCGGAGGCCGTGGCAGCCGACGCCGGACCCCGGCGAAGGCCGCCGCGGCCCCGCGCGTGATCTCGATCCGACGGACCACGCTCCCGGTGCCGGGGACGTGGGGCGACATCCTGCCGTCTGTCGTGGGCCCCGAGACCGCGGTCCGCGTGTCGGCGATCTTCGGCGTCGTCCGGTGGATCGCCCAGGCCGTCGGCATTTGCCCGATGCAGATCATGCAGGAGCGGCCGGACGGCCGCCGCGAGAAGGCCGACCTCCCCTGCGCCTACACGCTGCGGAAGCGGCCGAACAACTGGCAGTCGGCCTGGGACTTCTACGTCCTCCAGGCCTACTGGACCGCCCTCCACGGCAACGGCTACGCCCGCGTGGTCTCGGGCGATCGCGGCTGGATGACCCAACTGATCCCGCTCCACCCGTCCCGCGTGAAGGTCGAGCAGTCGGCCGTCGACTACTCGCTCACCTACAAGTTCTGGTCGGAGCGGGGCCAGTGGGAGCCGATCCCCGGGCCCGTGCTGCATTGGCGGTGGATCTCCGACAACGGCATCGTCGGACACGCCCCGGCCGAGATGAACGCGACGAGTATCAACCTCGCGCGGCAGCTCGACACCGCGGCGACCGCGTTCTGGTCGAACTCGGCCCGGCCCGACATGGTCCTCGAGACGGACGAGAAGGTCCCCGATGCGGCGGTCGACGCCCTGCGGGACATGCTGCACCAGGCCTACGGCGGGGCCGAGAACCGCGGGAAGGCCGCGGTCCTCCCCAAGAAGACACGGCTCAAGCCGATCGAGTCGAACAGCATGGAGGCGTCGCAGTTCCAAGAGCTGCGGGACGCGATCCTTCCCGATGTCTGCCGTCACTGGGGCGTTCCTTCGACGCTCCTCGGTGACTCGAAAATGAACAAGTACTCGACGGTGGAACAGGAGCATTTGAGCGCTCAAGTTTGGTGCTTATTGCCTTGGGCCCGCCGCATGGAGTCGCCGGTCGATATGGCGCTCCAGCCGGTCTACGGCGAGAACGTCTACGCGAAACTCGACACCCGCGGGATCCTGCGGGCCGACACCGCGGGCCGGGCGGCCCTGTATCAGTCGCTGTGGAACATGGGGGCGATAACCCCGAACGAGATCCGCGACCGCGAGGACTTCGACCTCCTCGACACGCCGGCGGCGAACCAGACGTTCGTCCAGCTCGGATTCTCGACGCTCGACGCCGCGGCCGCCCAGGCCGGGGCGGCCGGAGGCCAGCCGCCCGCCGCCGTCACCGATCCGGCCGGCGACACGCCGGACGACGAGGCCGACGACACCGGCGAGACGACCGACGACTCCCCGGGCGACGATGTGACCGAGGCCGGCGGCTTCCGCCTCGGGCAGCGCGTGTACTGGGCCGGCGGCGAAGGCGTGATCGAGCACCTGATGACCGACGGCGTCCTCGGCGTCGAGGGCTCGCCCTACGCGATCACCGCCACCG